ATAACTTTGGCTTCCGGGTGTCTTGCATCGATAGGGACATGCGGGCTTAACGTTCTCACTGGAGCTGGAGCCAAGGCCATCAATGGGGTGGCTTCGGCTACTGCTCCATACTCACTGGTTTTGTTTGACAATGTGAATTTCTTGAACGCAACCGGCGTTCTTGCCCGAAACACTACCGTTACCACCAATAAGGTGGCATACTCGGTAATGAGCTAAGTCAGTCGCTAGTTTAAGTTCTTGCTTAAAGCCTTTTTGATTTTACACTCCTAGCTCAATCGTGAGCCAAGGTTTTCAAAAGTATGGGATTGTCTGGCCAGAAGGAACCACGGAAGCCACCATCGAGCTTATTGCGTTTCGTGAGGGCTTTGGCTCAGAACGTGGTGGTCTTGGTAAGTACGGCCACTTTCGCAGAGTAGTCGAGTTGCTTTGGCCTTACGATAAGAAGAAGAACAAGTCTGGTTTTCAATGGAACCCTTGGGCTGAGCGTATTTTTGAGGAAGCCTGCAAGTGGAACTATCTCGGCATTTCTGGTCCCAAGTCCTCCAGCAAGACGCATTGTATCGGCATCTGGGGTCTGGTTAACTGGTTGGCTGATCCTTTTAATACACTTGTTCTAGTAACCACTACTTCAGTTCGAGAGGCCAGAAAGCGGATGTGGGGTGTTATCCGTGAACGGCATCTTCAGATCCCAGGACTACCTGGTCGTATTGTCGACTCGATGGGAAAACTTATTCTCGACGAAGCTGGCAGTGACAGATCGAGTATTACGCTTATTCCTTCCGCCAAAGACAAGGAGAAAGAAGCCACCGAGAAGTTGATCGGATTAAAGAATAAGAGAGTTCTTTTGCTTGTAGACGAGGCGACAGATGTTTCACCCGCCATCTTCGAAGCCATCCATAACCTAGATTCCAACCCCTACTTCCAGTGTATCGCACTTGGGAACTTTGCTTCGGCTTACGACCCATTTGGGCAGTATATCACACCGAAGAATACTTGGAACAGCGTAAATACAGACATGGAGGGGTGGGAGACTTCCCGAGGATACTGCGTCCATTTAGACGGGGAGAAGTCACCTAATCTATCCGCTGACGATGAATGGCCATTCTTGCTCACAAGCAAACAGCTTTACGAGGCTCGAGAGTACCAAGGCGAGAATAGTTTGTCGTATTGGCGGTTTATTAGGTCTTTCCCCGCACCAGTCGGTGCCGAACAGAATATTTACTCGGAAGCAGAAATTCGAAAGTCTGACGGGGAAGCTATGCCGATATGGGAGAAAGCCCCGACCAAGGTGGCTGGGTTCGATCCAGCATTTACCAATGGCGGAGACAGATCGGTCTTGTATATTGGCAGTTTTGGTAAGAGCAATCTCGGATTGCCCACGATTGCGTTTACTAAAGCGTACATTGTCCGTGAAGACGCAACAAAAGCTAATGAGCCCCGAAACTTTCAAATTGCTAGGCAAGTAAAAGAGATATGCGAGAAAGAGGGCGTGAGACCAGAGCATCTCGCAATCGACGCTACTGGTGCGGGAGATCCGTTCTGCGATATCTTAAGCGAACTTTGGAGCAGTCGAATCTTTCGAGTTAAGTTTGGTGAAAAGCCAACCGAGCTCCCAATTAGTGTGATGTCCCCAGTCAAGGGTAACGAGAAGTTTGCCAATAGGGTGACCGAGCTTTGGTACGTTGGTGTTGAGTATCTCCGAGGCCAACAGCTCAAAGGCATTACAGCTGATCTGGCTAGAGAATTGTGCGCCAGAAAGTACAGCACTATGGCTGGTGGTCGACTTGTGGTAGAGCCCAAAAGAGATATGAAGTCTAGAATGGGACGATCACCTGATTTAGCCGATGCCGCCCTTCTTTTAGTTGACTTATGTCGTCAACGGCTTGGTGCTTTGGCTGGTGGCAAATATGCGGCCGCAAAGAGTGATAGCTGGTTAAAGACTGCCAAGAAGATGGATGTGGCTTCTTTTGGCGATAACCACGTACTAAGTAACTCTTGACGAATATTACGGAGTGTTAGAGTTAAGAAGCCGTGTCAATTGACCTAGAGACAATCTCAGAGTCGGGGAAAGCTCCACGCACTCGAATTAAAGACGCCCGAAGCGCTCACGCCATCTTTACGGCTATCCGTAATGCCGACGATGCCTCGGCTATTGATCGTCGCAAAATCCAGTCAATGCTGGACGGAGAACCTCCTTTTTCTAATTCCCAACTCAAAGCTCTTGGCCAAGGATACAGAGCCAATCTAAACTTCGGCGAAGCAGCTGGGGCTATGGAAGTAGCTCTTTCCGCTTATTCGGATCTAGTTAATTCTGTTGATAAGCTGGCTCAAGTTAAGACGTCCTTTGGGGATGCTTCCGAACGTGTCGAATGGGAAAACATTATCTCCGAAGAATTCCATCGCACTTTGACCGATTGGGACGAGATCTTCTACAAACAACAGCTTTTGGCTCACCAGTTCGTAGCCTACGGAGTTGGGTTTGCGTACTTTGACGATAACCGCAACTGGCAGTGGGATGTTAGCGGTCTTCGTGATTTTCGCGTTCCCCGTGGAACAGCTGCGTCAGATACCAAGTTTGAAATTGCCACTATCGAACGGAACTATATGGCCGGGGAGTTGTACCAGTTTATTGAGAACCCCAAGGTAGCCGCTGAACTTGGTTGGAACGTTGAGGAAACTCGTCGTGCGTTGTTGCACTCGGTTGAGATCGGCAATGCCACTGGTAGGGATTGGGAGAGACTACAAGAAGAACTCAAGAATAACGATTTGATGTATTCCCACGCTCGGTCGAAAGTTATCCGCTGCGTACACTATTTTGTTAAAGAGTTTGATGGGACCATCTCCCACTATATCGGAACCCGAGCTGGAGATACCGACGATTTCTTGTTCAAGAAACCAAGCCGATTCCAACACGCTAATGAAGCGTTTGTGTTGTTCTCTTACGGAATCGGATCAAACGGATTGCTTCATAGTATCCGTGGTCTTGGCTACAAACTCTTCCCTTTCATTCAGCTTTCCAATCGTCTTCGTAATGCCGTTGTAGACGGAGCAATGCTCTCGTCTGCTTTGATGATCCAGCCTACGACTGGCGAGGACATCAGCAACTTGACCTTGATGTATAACGGTCCTCTTTCTGTTCTTCCACCAGGACTGAATGTAGTTGACCGAGCCGCTCCTAATCTTGCTGGCAATGTTCTCCCAATCGTCCGTGACCTCGACAACGTTCGAATGAATAACACTGGGTCGTACAATCCCCGTCAAACAGTGTATGACGGAGGATCTCGTACAGCCACCGAAGTTCAAGCCGAACTAGCTCAGCAGTCCATTCTTGGCACACAAGCTATGAACCTCTACTACGTTCCTTGGCAGAAGTTGCTTGCTGAGCAATTCCGTCGCCTTGCTACTGTCAAATATCGTGCTGACGAGCCCGGTGGTAGAGAAGCTATCGACTTCCGCAAGCGTGTTGAGGCTCGTGGTGTTCCGTGGAAAGCTGTCGAGCAAGTTTATCGTGTGACTGCCGTGCGAGCCGTAGGTGCTGGCAGTTCTGGTGCTCGCTTGCTCGCTTTCAACGAATTCATGCAGATTCTTCCTCGGTTTGACGAGGTTGGTCAGCGGAATCTTATCCGTGACCGAGTTGCTGCACGTGTCGGTTATGATCAGGTTGATCGGTATCTACCCAATCCGAATGTTAAGAATCGCATTCCAGCTGACGCCAAGATTGCTGAACTTGAAAATGGAGCAATGCAAGCCGGAAGAAAAGTCACTGTTATGCCGAATGAAAATCATGCAATACATTTGGCTGTTCATTTACGCGAGACACAGCCAATCGTTCAAGCTGTTCAGAATAACCAAATTCAAGATAAACAAGCGACCATGATGTTCTTGACTATGGTATATGAACATTCAAACGAGCATCTTGTTAAAATTGTTAACGACAAAACAAAGCAACAGGAAATTGGCCAGGCTAAACTAGCCATGAATTTACTACGGGAAGCTGTTGTTAATTTACAGCGCGATGTGGAACAAGATATTCGCGCGGCCAATGAACAACAACAACAAGCCGCTTTGGAACAAGGCCAAGTACAAAGTATCTCTCCGCAAATGCAGATGAAAATGCAAGAGCATCAACTCGACATGCAACTCAAGCAGGAGAGAGCACAGCTTGATGCGAGATTTAAAGAAGCTGAATTGAAACAAAAATTAGCTTTACAAGACGC